TTCGCCGCGAATATCCCGTTCGAGAGATCATGGAGGATCTGACCCTCGACCCGGGGGTAGTTCATGTTGCACGGCAGGTTGAGCGTTCCACCAGATTCGGTAGCGCCTGGTCCCTGGATGATGGCCCACTTAGCAGGGTCAATGGTGCCATCGTTGAAGTCATCGATCAGTGATGGAGAATATGCCACGGGCCCTCCTTTCTACCCAGAGCTGATGGTGTTGTGTTCCGCGTCGATCGCGATCACGGTCGGCCAGTTGAACTGAAGAAGATCGTCGCCCAGAGACACAATGGCTTCGTCCGGACCGTTGATGGTGAACGTTCCGTCTCCGTTGTCGATCACTTCGAAGTGGTAGAAGGCGTCGTACATCGCGGCAACCTCGGTGAAGGACAGAAGCCGAGGCGAATGATCCGCATCTCCGTAGAGAGCATCTTCGATGGCCTTCAGAACCTCAGTGTTGGTAGTCCGTGAATCGATCTCGATATGAGCGGTTCGTTTGTACCCCGCCATCACCGGAGGCCGAGTCGTTACGCTCCAACTGAATTCAATCGGACTGACGTCGTCGCTGACCGTCTCGTATGACCGATCAGATGCCTCAGCGAGGGCGTTGTAAACGATGTGGATCTTGTATCCGAGGTCGTTGGTCTGGTCACTGCCGATCGACGTACGGTACGAGAAACCGAAACTCTTCCGCCGTTGCTGGGTCACGAACAACCCGGTCCGAGCCTGAGCCGTCCCGTCACACTGGGCGAATAGATCAGGGTAAGTGAAGGCCTTGATCGTAGCGCCGAACTCCTCAGCCGCAGAGACAAGGAGGTACTTGTTCCCGTCGATGTAGTAAGACTTCGACCCACCGCCTGTCGCGTTCATCTCGACGCCGGTCAGACCAGACCAAGCAACACCGGGTTGCCCATCGACATACAGGACACCCCGATCGATCCCGGTCTCGTAGACACGGGTTCCGGAGACACCCCATTCAAGTCGCGGCACTCAGTTTCCTCCTCTCATCCTCTGGAGCCGGTTTGGGATCTGCGCTGGCTGTTGAGCGCCTTACGCTGAGCGAGCATCTCGTTCCTGGACATCTTCTTGGCGGGGGCGTTCTTGATGTTACACACCCTGATGAACGCCAATAGCCGGTTCAGATGCCAGTGTTCGCATTCGATCCAGATGTTGAGGGCGACCATCCAGTAGTAAACGAGTTCTGCTGTGATGATCTCTCGACTGTGCTTCTGGTTCGTTGCTTCGTTGAAGGTGGTCGCGGTCATCTTCGCGTTGATGTAATCGTTGATGTCCTTGAGGTTCTCATGCGAAAGACGGGCGTAAACTTCCGCTGGAACATCGGGGGTGAGAGTCATTGCGTTGATGTACCACATCGTCTCTTCGAGAGTCTTGTCGTCCTGCGCGAGGAACGGCTTCTCGAAGAAAGACTCCCATTTTGACAGGGAGACCAGAGAGTGCTCCATCTCCAACTTGAACGACTCCATAACGACGAATTCTTTCTTCGTTTCGTCGAAACCTTCGCTGAGCGGTACTTCGATTACGAGCATTCTCTGGCCTCCTTTCTGTCAGGGTGACGACTAGAAGTCGCCGATGAGCCAGTCGCTGTCGACCGGAGTCGTGAACTTGTAGCCCATGTTCGGACGCGCCTCGACGAGCGTGTTCGCGGTGAGGACCATCGGACCGGCGGCCACGGGCACGTCGTTGACGTAGTACGTGACACCGGCGATCGTCGGAATCGTCATGGTGTTGCTGGGGCCGTCGTAGGTGGGCTCGGTCGGGGTGACCGTGAGGGTCGCGCCGGAGAAGATCGCGATTACGGCGGCCGGGTCAGGCAGCGACGGGTCGGTACCAGCGGTTCCGTAGAGGAACTCCTCCAGCGTGGCCAGCTCATCGGCAGCGACCTTGGTCGAGTCGACCGTGATGGTGGCCGTCGGCTTGTACGTCACACCCGCGATGGTGCCCACTGCGACCGGGGTCGTGGTGAACTCCCAACTGAAGGTGATCGCCTCGGGCGAGTCGTTGATGGTGGCGAAGGCCTTCTCGGACGGAGCCGCGAGACCACCGTAGACGAGGTGGATCTTGTAGCCGTGGTCCTGCCCGTCGAGGTCGTTACCGACCTTGCTGCGGTAGGACAGCCCGAAGCTCTTCCGGGACTGCTGCCCCAGACCGACTCCGGGAGTCGGAGTCGCGGTGCCATCGCACTGCATGAACTCGTCGGGGAAGGTGAAGGCCTCGATGGTGCCGCCGAACTCCTCGGCGGAGACCAGGTTGAGGTACTTGATGTTGTCCGCGTACTGCGGGTTGGACTCGGCGCCCGAGGGCGACTCGGTGACGGTGGTGAGACCGTTCCACGAGTAGCCGTTGACGTAGGCGCCAGCGCCGTTGGGGATGTAGAGGACACCTCGGTCGACGCCGGTCTCATAGAGCCGCTCGCCCGCCTTGTCCCACGTGAGCGTGGTCATGCTAGGTACTCCCTCACTCAGAAGTAGTAGAGGTTGAAGACGTAGTGGTGAAGATTGTCCGCCGTGAATGTCCGATTCAAGTTGGACAGGGGCAGTTGAGCGATATCGTCAGCAATAAGCATGCCTGAATCGGCGTTCCTATCGATGACTGTCGCCTGGTACCGCTTGGCGCGACTGTATGGGTGGTTGCCAGCGAACTCAGTCTTCGCGTTGTCATGGGCATAGACGATGCAGGGGTACTGCATTGTCAGATTTGACGGGGGCTGGAAATATACGTTGGTGCTTCCCAGCGTCGATACCAAGAGCGCGTGAAGCTCAAGGCGCTTCGGGTCTGGGGCCATTGTATACACCCCCTAGCCTCAGAATAAGGCGGGGGCTCTGTATCTCGATCTCGGAGACCGTCCACAGAGCCCCAGCCCAATCAACATAGCGAATTGCGAAGAAATGCTCGTTGGCATAAGCATCCGCAATGATGCTAATGGAATTACTCACCGTGAGGTCATTGTTGACGCTCACACCTTCCCGGAACTTCAGCGAATTCCGAACCACGTCTCCGAAATGGGAGCGCTCGTGGATCTGATCTTCGTGCACGCCAGGGGAGGTTTCTACAGTTACGCCGTATCCCACCTTTCCAGAAAATCGATTCATGACTTGGCCTCACCTATCTCTTAGGCGGCCGGACGGGTGTACTCCCACGAGTCGTTCTCGTTGTCGGCGAAGTAGTAGCCCGACTTCGCGACCGCGTAGACGGTCGTGGAGGCACCGGCCGCCAGAGCGGTCTGAGCACCTGCGGTCAGGGTGGTGCCGTTGCCGTCCTTGTAGTCCACGCCGGTGACGGCCGGGATCGTGACGACGCCGGTGCCCTTGTTGAAGGCGGGCTTGGACGGGGTCGCGAGGACGTTCGTCGCGGCGGTCTTCTTGATGACGAGGGCCGACTTCGGACGGACGAGAGCGCCGGACATGCGGGTCTCCAGCAGGTACTTCTGCTGGTTGTAGTCGATGTCGAAGTCCTCGAACATCGTGAGCTCGCCACCCTTGTCGGTGCCGATGTTGTAGTCGTCGAGGTTGACGATGATGCCGACGAGGTCGGTGACTTCCTTCATCGGCTCGACGAGCTGGATGTCCTTGACCCCGAGGGCGTCAGCGACTTCCTGCTTGTTGGCGTAGTACCGGCGGCCGTTCCCGTCACGGGCCTTCAGGAACTTGTTGAGGTGCGGGACCGTGGTGTAGAAGGTAGGAGTGCCGGTTCCCTTGTAGTACTCCATGCCGTCCATGACGGCGTCCACGACCTCCTCGTAGTCCGAGTTGGCGTCGTCGGTGTTGACGTTGAGCGTGGTGACGAAGAGCTCGTGGTCGTTGACGATCGAGCGGAGGCCCATGCCATCAGCGGCGCCCAGCGGGTCCTTGATCTTGTCCTCGTCGCCGACACCACGTCCGTCACCGATGAGGATCGCGCGGGCGACCTCTTCCTCGGTCATCAGACGCATCTCGGCCTTGAGGAAGGCGACGATGTCGAAGTCCGTGATGTCGAGCATGTCGTCACGGTCGAGCTTCTGCTTCTTGTAGATCGTGGTCGGGCCGGTGGTCCGCTTGGTGAC